GGTTAAAATCTTGAGGAGAAATATACCCATAATTATTTTTATTAGCTATCGCTAAAACGGTATTTCTTACTTCATTTATTGACGCTGCCATAATACTGGAATGTTTTTACAAAGATAACAAAAAAAAGAGGGGGAGTTTTTTTTATTACTACTGGGATTAAGCTGGGCCAGCAAGCACTACCGAAAGGAGTTTAGTATCGTTACCCGCAAGATCGGTAACACCTACTAACTCGTCTTGGAGTACATTTTCCCCCACTACTGCGGTGGCGATTACTTCTGACAGATAATCAGCAGGGGTATTGATATCAGGGCCAAAAGACCCACTTAAAATAAATGTTGCAGTCGCCCCACTTGTATACCAAATTTTTAGTTCATTAACCGCTGGCATATCCACTCCCATAACATTATCTAAACTAAGGAAACTGCGGGAATTTTTATCAACAAGATAAATACTTAAAGACTTTTCCATTTTACAAAGATAAGCAAAAAAAAAGAGGGTAAAATTACCCTCTTCTTAAAATCATGTAATAACAGTTTATGCTAATGCAATAGCTGTTACTGTTACTGCAGCAGTACCCGCTGCATCATCTGGCATTGGTGCAATAGCTTTATGAGCTGATTTTTGCCAATTCTGAGCTAAAGCTTCAACCATACTATCAGTAAACCAATCTCTCATAGTGTACCCATTTGCTGCGAGAGCATCATGAGTAATTGTTAGTACATCGTTTGCAGCTACAGAATTTCTGTAACTTACGGTTACCGTAGTGGTAGACCCTTGGACTACTTCTATAATACCGTTCAGACTGATATATCTCCAGCCTGATGTTTCGTCAGTGTTAGTGACCCAAATTTTTAGGAATTTTTCCATAATATAAAAATTTTAAAGGTTAATAAAGTGCAAAGATACTTAATCTTTTTAATCTTTTTTTAGATACTTTTTTAACAACTTATATGTTTCTATACCATCGTCCGTTTGTACATACGAGGATATAATGTCAACTGGAGCTTCTCCAAAAGGAACAGATAAAAGTTTCTTTTTGTTTTTAGGAAGATTAAAATAAACATCACGCCCTTTATTCCTTGAAGATAATAGATTGTTGCTAAAAAACTGTACTACCGTATCTTGTACTTCTAACATAGGGTCATCTAATGCGTCTAAAAAATCTATAGGATTAGTTCGTGCAAATACTAATATATCTCTTCTTAATTCTGCGGTAGAAAGCCTATCAGATTTAGCCCCTATTAATACACGGGACATTGTAGATAATTTTTCTATAGACAAGTCTCTGGCAATTACTTGGGCATCTAATACAGCTTCTTCTATCTCTAATTCCTCTGCCGCTTCTTTACTTTTATTTATTTCCTCAAAAACCATTCCATTAGATGGATGATAATATAGAAACTCTTGTAATACTTGATTTGTGCGCTCCACATGCAATAATCCATCTTCAAAAATAATAGGTTCTAAAATAGCATTTCCATCCTGCTCATCTTCAAATGGGCTTTTTTGATTTCTTGCATAACGCAGAACTCGGTTTGTACCTGTTTGTTCATCAAAATATTGTAAAGGAGAGCGTTTAGTGTTGTGGGAAGAAAGCATATAACATAAAGGTGCTGCGTCTCTTGTTAATCGGTAAGTTTTTGCGATTAACACTTTCTTTTTTTTAATCGCAACTTTTTTTGTTTTTGTATTTTCCATTTTAGTATAATTTAATTTAAGTTAAAAAAAGGGGAGGAGGTTAACCCTCCCCTTAATGATTAATCTTCTTATGCGTCTTGGAATAAGAAGAAGTTGTTTGCACCTAATGTACAACATGCTCTTTCAGATAAGAAATTCACTGTCATTGCATCTAAAGAAGATGTTCTTGCGCCACCAGCAGAACCAGTGATCCAAGTTTTATAACGCCTGTCTTCAGTTTCTGAAGCTCTATATCTTACATGAAGGAAAGGTCTCTTAGCATTTTTACCTAAGATTTGGTCATAAACAGTAGTTGAACCTGCAGGCACTAAAAGCCCGTTGATTTTACCACCTACTAAACCACCTCTCATAGTAGCATCGTTAAGGTATTTCCAGTCAGATTTGTAAAAGTCATAACCTCTACGGAATCCAGTGAAACCTAAGTTGAGAGCCATATCCTCATCATTATCAAAAAGACCATAGGAAGTTCCCCCAGCTCCATAAGAGTTTTGGGAAGCTAACATATCGTCAATATCAAATGAGAATTGTCTGTCAACAAAAAGAACATTTTCTTCAATAGAACCTTGCTTATCAAGTCTCTGAATAACAGCATCAAAGTTTGCTAAAGTAGTTGGGTTACCACCACCATAAACATTTCCTCTGTTACCTACTACATAAAAGACACCTTCAGAACCTTTGTTTCCAACAGGAGCCGCAGCTGCTATTGCACCTGATGCTGCTTCTGCAGGAACTGCTTCAATCATTGCAGTTTCAAGATAATCTTCAAAACGAAGTCTTGTTTCGTGCTCTGATTTTAGATACCAAAGATATCCTGAGCCGCCATCTTCGGTTGAGATTTCTACCCAACCAATTTGAGCCATATCAGAACCACTTACTTCATAAGTATCTTTGATGATAATTGGAGAATTTTGAAAGAATACATCGTCTGCTTCTAAAGAATCAGTCATTCCTAATTGTCCTTTCGCAAATTCAGAACCATATATAAAGATTGAACACTGTACTCCAATAGCCATTGTTTGGCCACCTGCTTCATAGTATGCTACATCAAATTGTGCATTAGTATAATCCACAGATGTAATAATACCTTTATTAGTAAGATTAGAACCTGCTGTATTGTCAGAGATCATAACTGTTTGCCCTATTCTAAGAGCAATTTGTCCTGTACCTGGAACTAAAGTGTCTAAAACATCCCATGTTGCAGTATCTTGTGCTGCTGCAGCTTGAGAATCACAGTCTGTATATTTAGTGTGTAACCTTCCTTGTTCTGCCCATGTAATAAGGTCAGAGTTTGAAGGCATTTCAGCGCCTACCATTCGCAAGAATGATGCCACTGTTCGATTGCCATAACGCTCAAATTCCTTTTCATAAGTATCTGGAAGATACTGATTCAAGAAATCGAAATTTGTTATATAATTTGATGCTAAAGCTACGCGCTCCGCACTGGGTTGCAAATCGTACCCTGGGGTTGCATTTACTGGCATAATTTCTAAATTTTTTAATTTTTAACTTTTGTTAATACTTCTAATTTTAAGTCCTCTTCCGCTACTTGTGTCCCCGACTGCTCTAATCTTCAGTCCGTCTGTACTAAAAGTTTGTGGAGTTTTACGATCCATAGTGATGTTTTTAGATTTTCTCGCCACATTATCTACTGTCGTTGCCACTCCTTGGTCGTAGAAGAATTTTGCAAATTTCTCAGGGTTCATCGCCATAGCTATTGCTCGGTGATATCCTTTTGCATCCTTCATCATTCCAGTCTCTTTGTCCATAAATTTATTTACAAATGTATTGACATCAGACTGTCGACTTTTTAACTCCTTAGCATCGCCAGGTTTATAGGTAACACTTTTCTCTCCGATATTGAACTCAAAACCTTTGAACTCATCGTTAAAAACCTCATCGGTTTTAGTAAGAAACCAGTCATACCTTTTTTTCCTTGCGTCTTCGGTAGTTTTAGACTCCTCAACATAACTTTTATAAGACTTAAAAGCATCTTCTTGTTCTTTGGACAACCCATCCCCTCTTGACTCAAGCGGAATTTTATATTGTTCCTTTTGCTTTTCAAAAAACTTTTTCGCCTTTGAAAGTTCTCTTTTTTTAGCTAACCTTTTTTTCTTGATATCTTTCGGATCATCTAATTCTTCATCAAAACTAAATTTATCCTCAATAACATCTTGAATATCTATAGCATCTAAACCTTCTTCGGTTATACTATAGTAATCTGTTAGCACCGAGTCGTCATCCATCTCTCCGTAATCTCTTTGTAACTTTACATAATCTTCAATTCCACGACCCGTATCCTTTTTATACTTAAAGTATGAAGACACATCTTCTGGCAGTTCCTCGTTGGCTTCTGTTTCAGCCCACAACTCTTCTACTGAGGATATATCTTTATCATACCTGTTTTTAATATATGAAAGAACATCTGCATCATTTAACTCTGATGCGGGAGTTTTTTCTTGTGCTTTATCTTCCTCCTGTACACTTTCTTGTTCCTGTGTGGTAGAGGAATCCTCAGAGCCTCCATCAGACTGCTCCATGTTAACTGTTTCCACTCCAGTTTTACTGGCTTGCGCTTCTTGTTCTTCATGCTTTTTTAATAACTCCTCTTCTATTTGCGCTTTGGACTTTTCTTCGACTTGTCCTAAGTCTCTTACTGTAATTTTATTTTCCATTAGATTTAATTTTTTTACAAAGTTAAACAATTATTATACACTACTTTTAAGCTACTTATCTTGGACTAAATTCTGCTAAATCAAAACCATCTAAACTATCTTCGTTAGACTCAAAATTAATAGCTGGTAAATTTCTTTTTCTTTGTTCAATCATTTTTGACTGTTCTGTATTAGCTTGACTAATTCGCTCGGATTTCCCCTCCTCTCTACTATCCTCTCTATTGTCTATTTGGCTCTGCTCCGCCCCTCTTAATTGCATGTTAAACTTAAACTCTTCGCCCATGAGCTGTAATTTTAATGCTGCTTCTGCTTTTTGTTTTTCAATTTCAAACCCTATCTCCGCTTGACTGATTTGCATTTTAGATTGGGTTTCAGCTTGTATTTTTTGCATAGCAGCTTGGGCGGCCGCTTGTTGAGCCTGCATATTATTTTGTTGTTGCATTTGCATCTCTTGCGCTTTTTGCTGCTGTTCTTGTAGTTGTTTTTGTTTTCTCTTTACTTTTAATAATTGATTAGCCATTTTTAAATTATTAAGAGTCCTAATATCAATAGCGTCTTCTAAATCTATCCCTCCTTTTTGTAAAGCCATTTGTATGTTCTGCTCTAACATAGCCTTCTCTTCTTCGTCAGGAGAAACTTCAATAAAAATACCAAAATCATATAAATATAAATTCTTAATTTCATCTAATATCCCTAAATTATATTTTCCAATTTGCATAGCAAATTCGTCTTTAAAATCTGCATATTGTAATATATCAGCTGTTCTTAATGACAAAGCTTCCGCTAAAGTTTTAGTTAAATACAGGCTGGACTGTAAAATATGGCGAGTAGCAGTATTAGAATTTAATGCAGCTAATTTTTGAAGCCCCACTAAAGAATCAGGATCGGGAGTAGATGCGTCTCTGGCTTCATTAAGACCTGTTACGGTTCTAATCATACCTAAATAGTGATTATAATTTGCAATTAGCATTTGCATTTTACTCCCCCCACTATTAGAGGTTAATTGAGTAATAGGAACTTTAGCATTGTTAAACTCTCCATCTTGGGTATAAGTTCGCCCAACTACACTTCCTGTTTGGAAATATAACCGCAAAGCATCAGACGGATCATAAGCATTCCCCGTCCCTAAATCCACTTCACTTAATCCATCCGCATCTATAAATACCCCATCAGGGACAACTTTAGATACTACCTGTTGTATTTTTAAATGAGTTATTTGAATTAAATCGGCAAATGGAATCATACGCCTTACTAAAGACTCTAATCTTCCTTTATACATTCGAGGGGCTACAGCTATATAATTTGGCATTGCAAATTGATTAGCAGAATTAGGTCTAACCATATTCTCCATCATATTCCACTGTAGAAGTATATTTGTCCCCATTACCATTACCCCCTCATACCATACATCTATTCTTTTTTCTACTTTTTCAAACCCTCCCTCATCCATCATTTCTTGTGGGGGGTTAAACTCATCATCTTTTTCTACCACCTTAAATGTTCCTTCACCCATTTTTTTCTTTTTGTATACAAAACTATTTGTAGTTTTATAATTGAAAAACAAAAGAGTACAGGTGTCTCGGGCAAACATGCTATTCTCATACATTGCAGCTACATTGTAATAATTATACCAAGCTTGACTATATTTTGATATTTCCTCTAAATCTTCTTCTGTTAAATCAGGATTAATTTTTAAAACTTCCGTGATAGGAACGGTTTTAATTTCCCCCCAGTAAAAACTATCCTTAAAATAAGGGTCTTCGCTATAGCTATACACCACATTGGCGGGGTCTACATATTCTACCTTAATCCCATCTCCCATCTGAAAAGTATGCTTGCATATTCCTATCCCTAAAATAGTTATATCTAAATCACATTGTTTTCTTAATTGGTCATAATGATTTTCCTCTAACATTGCTTTGATAGCCACTTCATTAGCAATCTCTATAGAAGGTTTATAGTTAAGCTGCATATATAATTCCATTTCTGCGTCACTTTCAGGCAAGTCTTTAGGGTTAATCTGAGAAACCTTCATATTAAAGTCGCTTTCTATTTGAAGAAATAAATCTTTAGCTACAACATTTACTTCTACCATTTCTTGAAACTGACTTCGCTTTTCAGCCGACATAGCATCAACAGCATTAGCTTTAACATGAAACAATCTATCAGACATTCCGTTTACTACAATGTCAACAAATTTTGGAATAATGGGAATAGGTGTCCAATCTAAATTAAGATAAGATAAATCGCCATCAATGGCTAATTCATTTTTGTATTTTCTTATGGATTGTTCTCCCCGCGCATACAAGCGCAAGCGATGAAATTCGGCCCATTGATTATAAAACCTACATTGCATTCCATCTCTTCTAAACCATTCGTATTGAATAGCCTGTCCTATTTGCAGTCCAAACTCGTCAGTCGCCTTCTTTTTGTCTGATACAAATTGATCTGGAAAGGCAGCGGACTGTATATTAATTTCAACTGCTTTCATCTAATTAGTTCACTAATAGTACTCTTATTATTATATCGTGCAAAGTTAACACTTATTTTTGATTTTTCTTTAGTGGGGGTGTACAAGTGTTTTTGGTTAGCCATAATAGCTAATCCTGAACTTATAGTAGCATCGTAGCTGGTTCTGTGGGTGATGTCAAACTTTGCCCAATCCTCTAAAGTACGCATAAAATACATTACCCCCATATCATCTTTATCCCTATATGTCCCCTCTAAATCTAACCCTACATATTTTTCAATATATGATTCTACCGCAGAAGCGTGTGATTGTTTTACATCTTCTGAACTATTAGGGATACCCCCTAATTCTCGCTCTGTTTTAGATAATTTATTATATTGTTTGTCGGGTCTATTCATGCAAAATCCTCTATACCCTCTGTTTTTAAAATGATATAATAATCGAGGTTTATTATTCTCGCAAAGAATAGGCATACCATAAAAAATACAAGCCATTAATACCTCTTCAAAAAATATCTCTGCGGTTTGAGGCCGTGCAATATATTCTAAAAAAAATTCATTAGAAGGAGCAGTATCCATATTAAATTTAGTTAATCCATGTAAAGACCCATTTGACCCACGCCCCACTACTACTCCTGAAATATCGTAAGAGTCGCATCCAAAACACCCTAAATGGTCATTTCCAGGTTTTTTTTGACCCCTAAACTCATCTACTCTATTTTGTAAATTAGAAGCAGGTATCCAGCTTACCAAAAATCGTCCTCTTTTATTAGGAGACCAGATTACTTTAGTATCCTCCACTCCATCTTTCCAATGAAAAGACCCACGGGTTAAATGATGGCCTGCTATTAAAGAGTCATTATAATCAATCTGTTGGTATATTTTAGTTAAATTAAATAGAGATTG